CCCGGCCCCCCACCCCCCGGCCAACGACCCATGGGGCCCCGGCAACAGCGAGCCCGCCTTCTGACAGGAGCAGACCAATGATCCCCGAAGACGACTACGACGACGCCGGCCCCGACATCGGCTACTGCCCGCACTGCGGAACCGACATGACCGGCGAGCCCCCGGCCGCCCTCATCTGCCACAACTGCGACCAGGACCAACCATGACCGCCCCCACCACCACAGGACTCATCGCGGCCCTCATCCTGACCGCCCTCGCGATCCTCACCGCCAGACGAGCCGCCCACCTCCACGCCGCCGAACTCGACGCCCGCGCCTCGAACACCATCACCCTCACCTTCGCCACCGGCATGAGCGCCGTCCTCCTCCTCGTCATCCTCGGCCAAACCACCCTCACCTAACCCACAGGAAACCAACCCCTCATGAACACCCTCACCACCCTCGCCAACCTCCCGCAATGGGCCTATGCCGCCACCCTCCTCACCGTCGCGGCCGCGATGACCACCACCACGCTCGCCCTCGCCATCCCACTGCGCCTCCACCACCACGGCGCCCACTGGGACACCAAGACCCAGGACACCTGCGCCTCCATCATCACCGCCGCCACCGCACTCACCATGGCAGCCCTCACCACCCTCACCATCACAACCACCCTCTGAACCGATGACCACCACCCCCTGGCAGATCCTCATCAACGCCATGCGCCGCATCCCCGGCACCACCGAACCCATCACCGTCCTCTGCCGACCCACCTGGTTGCGCGTCAGCACCTCAAGCCTCCGCACCTACACCCTCACCATCGACGACGACACCGGGAAGATCAACACCACACGCATCACCCCATACACCAACCTCAACTTCCACCAACTGCCCCCCGACCAAGCCGTGCTCGACCTCGCCAACTTCCTCGAAGGAGACGAGGAGATCGGCTACTACTGCCCCACCCACCGCCACGCACACCCCGACCAGGAGAAGAAGACATGCTGACAGAAGACCAACTCGACCAGATCACCGACCACTTCAACGACGTCGCCCTCACCTTCCAACAAGAAGACCCCCTCACCTGGGACCAAACCGCCCAACTCCTCCTCGACGCCGCAGACCTCATCGCCCACGCACGACAGACCCAGGAGAACCACCGATGATCACCACCGCCTCCATCACCATCCTCGCCATCGCCGTCGCCTACCTCGCCTGGCAGCAGCACCGCAACCTCCGCAGGTTCACCGACCTCTTCCTCGCAGTCACCTTGACATCCAAGATCCTGAAGATCATCGTCGAGGAGCAGGACGAGCCCAGCGAGTGACCACACCCCTCGTCGACACCAACGCCGCAGCCCTCGCCGCCGGGGTCACCCCCTCCACCATCCGCACCTGGGCCCACCGAGGACACCTCACCCCCCAGGGCAAGGACCCCCAGGGACGCACCCTCTACCACCTCCACCAGGTCCTCAACCGCATCCACCCACCACACCCACCCACCAACGACACGCCCACAACCAACCGTCAACTAGACATGAGCTAGACACCCTGCAACACTCAACGCCAGCGGGACCAGTCCGCCCAAGGACAACCCGCAGTCGCAGATGCGTCAGGGATGCGACGGGATCAAGACGGACCCCGCGAACCACGGCCGCCACCAACCCGGCCAGGTTCGCGGGGTTCGCCGCACCCAACCAAAGGACATACCCATGACCACACGACGCGACAGCCGAGCATGGAAGACCCTCCGAACACGCATCACCAACGACGCCAAGCAACACAACCTTCCATGCGCAATATGCGGCTTGCCCATCCACTACGGCGCGCGACCCAACCAGCCCAACGCGCCCGAAGTCGACCACATCAAGCCATGGCGCGACGCACCGCACCTCAGACTCGACCCAGCCAACCTCCGCATCACCCACTCCGCCTGCAACCGATCCCGAGGCGCCACCACCAGCACCCCCGACCTCGGCACCACCAGCCAACAGTGGGGCAGACCACACAGCAGACGTCTGATGTGAGAGGGGGGTCACAATCACGGGGGTGCTGAGCGGGGCCCCGAGAGGGGCGGGCAGTGGCCTCCCCCTCCCCGAGGCGATGCCCGGGGTCGCGCGGAAAAACAGTCTTAGGAGTCACTTATGACCCATCCCGTCGACGTCTCCATGCTCGCGACCCTCGACGAGGCCCTCCAGGCCGCCGACTGGATCACCGACGCCGACGCCGGCACGGTCGAACTGCTCCGCCGGCTCGCCGCTCGCCTGGACGACCCCGAGTTCCCGGTGATCGACGGGCGCTTCGACAACGTCAGCGAGTCCCTCTTCCTCAAGACCTCGGCAGCACTCGGGCTCACCCCCGAGATGCGGGCCGTGTGGGAGAAGAAGGAGAAGAAGAACGATGCCGACGCGCTCGCGAAGTTCCGCAAGGGCACGAAGAAGCTCCACGCCGTCTGACGCGGGCGCCTACTACGACCGGTTCATCCGCAAAGCGGAGCGCGAGTGCCCCCTGGTGGAGGACGCGAGCCGGCGCGGGTCGTCCGAGCCGCGCGTGCACACTCCTCCGCTGCGCCCCCTGACGCCGTCGAGGTCGCTGGGCTACCAGGTGATCGAGTTCGCGCACGAGATCCTGGGGATCGATCTGCTGCCGTGGCAGCAGGCCCTGCTGATCCGGGCGCTGGAGCTCGCTAAGTCCGGGGATCGGCTCCGCTACCGCACGATCGTGCTGCTGGTCGGCCGGCAGAATGGCAAGTCGACGGTCGTGCAGGTGCTCACGATCTGGGCGCTGTACGCGCTCCAGGTGGGGCTGGTGATCGGCACGGCGCAGGACCTCGACGTCGCTGAGACCGTGTGGTCGGAGTGCGTGGAGATCGTCGAGTCGGTCGACGCCCTGAATGAGCAGGTCAAGGGCGTCGTGAAGGTCAACGGCAAGAAGAGCCTGGATCTCAAGGGCGGGCAGAAGTACAAGGTGAAGGCCGCGAACCGCAAGGCGGGGCGCGGGCTCTCCGGTGACCTGGTCGTCCTCGATGAGCTGCGGGAGCACACCAACTGGGATTCCTGGGGCGCGGTGACGAAGACGACGATGGCCCGTCCCAAGGCGCAGATCTGGGGCATGAGCAATGCCGGCGACGACTCGTCCGTGGTGCTGATGTCCCTGCGCAAGAAGGCGCATCTGGCGGTCGGTGACCCTGACGGGATCTGCTCGGGTGAGGCGCTGACGGCGGCGGACGGGACCCTCGGGCTGTTCGAGTGGTCGGCGCGTCCGGGGCTCCCGGTGGCGGACCGCGCCGGTTGGGCCGAGGCGAATCCCTCACTGGGGTACACGATGGCCGAGTCGACCCTGGCGTCGGCGTGCGCGACGGATCCGGAGCCGGTGTTCCGCACCGAGTGCCTGTGCCAGTGGGTCACCGGCATGGTCGAGGGCCCGTTCGGCAGTGAGGCGTGGGGTCTGTGCGAGGACGTCAACGGCGTGATCCCCGAGGGGGCACCGGTGACGTTCGGCGTGGACGTGAACTGGGACCGGGGGAGCGCATACATCGGGGTCGCCGGGTTCCGTGAGGATGGGCGCCCGCAGGTCGAGGTCGCCGCTGGTCGTCCCGGCGGGGACTGGATCGAGTGGGTGCCCGACTGGTTCGCGAGCATTGCGGATGAGGATCATCCGGTGCGCGTCGTGGTGCAGGGCAGGGGATGCCCGGCGGCGACGCTCATCCAGGCCCTGTCCGACGTCGAGGGCGTGACCGTGGTCCCGTGGCAGGGCACGGACCTGACCGTCGGCTGCGGACTGATCTACGACCGCGTCATGGCGGCCGCCGACCCGGGCGGGGCGCTGGCGCCTCTGTCCCATCGCGGGCAGGAGGTGCTGGATCTGCCGGCCAGGACCGGCGCGCAGCGCGTCTACGGGGACGGCTGGTCATGGGACCGCCGCAACTCTCCGCACAACGCGGCGCCGCTCGTGGCGGTGACCGCAGCCCTCTGGGACGTGCTGACGACCGTCCCCGAGGAGAAATCGATCTACGAGGACGGTCCAGTGGACCTCTGGTGACGAATGGAGTGCGTGATGCGCAAGGCCCTCAGGCCCTATGTGGGGCACCGCGTCGTCGTCGCCGTCGACGGGCAGACCGTCCGGGCGACCCTCCGCCAGGTCGGGCGCGACTGGATCATCCTCGCCGACTGCGAGCAGGCCGGCGGCTCCGTGCTCGACGGGCTCCTCATCGTCCCGCTCCCGTGTCCTGTGCAGGTGGTCTCGTGATCTTCCAGTCTCTTGGGGAGCTCGGTGCCTTCGCCGAGGAGCGCGGCGTGGTGAGCCTCGACGTCGCGGACCCCGGCGTCCCGCTCGTGGACTACGACGGCGGGGAGTCGATCCTCGCCTCGGCGTGGAGGACACAGCCGTCGATCCGCAAGGTCACCAGCTTCATCGCCGCCAACATCGCCAGCATTCCGCTGCACGTCTACCGGCTCGACGGCGACAACGACCGCGCCCGCGTGCGCGACGGCGCTCTCGCCGAGCTCATCGCGCGCCCCACGGACGCTCCCGGGCAGACGCAGATGCGGTTCTGGGAGCGCGTCATCCTCGACGGCCTCCTCAACGACCGCTGGGCCGTCGCCGTCGAGCAGGACAAGAGCGGGACTCGCCTGGTGCGGATCCCCCCGCGCCGCTTCCGGCTCGTCACCGACGGCCTGGACCGCATCACCGCCGTCCGTGTCACCGGCTCCGATGGGCAGGCCCGCGACCTCGACCCGGCGGGGTTCCTCCTCGACGTCGGCTACTCCCAGTCCCACGGGCGCGGCACCTCCCCGGTGGACACCCTGGCGGCGCTCCTGCGGGAGTCCGCCGAATCAGTGTCCTACCGCCGCGAGGTCATGCGCCGCGCCGCCCTGCACACAGGATGGGTGGAGCGCGAGACCCCCTGGCCGAAGAGAGAGGCCCGCGACAACTTCCTCACGAGCCTGCGCTCCTTCGAGGCGCACGCCGAGCGGGCCGGCGGCGTGATGGTCCTCGACGAGGGCATGAAGTGGCATGACCGCGAATGGCGCCCCGCCGACCTCAACGACCTTGAGGCCCGGCGCCTGACCGACGTCGAGGTCGCCACCGCCTACCACATCGCCCCCGAGATCCTCGGCGTCCGCGAAGGCACCTACTCCAACGTCGACGCCTTCCGCCAGTCCCTCTACCGCGACAACCTGGGCCCCTACATCGAGGCCTGGGAGCAGGCCCTGGCACCACTCGTGGACATCCTGGAGCCCAACTCCGGCCTCTACGTCGAGGCCCACCTCGACGCCAAGCTCCGCGGCTCCTTCGAGGACCAGGCGCGGATCCTCCAGACCTCGACCGGCGCCCCATGGCTCACCCGCAATGAGGCCCGCGCCCGCCAGAACCTGCCGGCCATCGACGGCGGGGACGACCTCATCACCCCGCTCAACGTCCTCGTGGGCGGGCAGGCCTCACCCACCGACTCCGGCACCCAGAACCAGAGCACGGCCCCCGCACCGGCCTCGAAGGCCCCCAACGGGGCCCCACTGGTCAAATCAGCCGACCTCACCGGCGGATGGGACGAGAAGGCCCAGGAGATCCTGCGCCGCTTCTTCGCCCGCCAGGCCCGCTCCGTGACCGCCTCCATCGGCCCGAAGGCCGACTGGTGGGACCAGGACCGATGGGACCGCGAACTCGGCGCCGACCTGTACCGACTCGCCGCCGCCTGCGTCGAGCAGATGGGACGCGACGCCGTCCGCTCCCTGGGCCTCGACCCCGACCAGGACTGGGACCAGGACCGCACCCTGAACTACCTCAAGGCCGTCACGGCGTCACGGGCCCGATGGGTCAACGAGACCACCCGACGACAGATCGAGGCAGCCCTCGCCGCCGAAGGCGACATCGCACAGGTGTTCACCAACGCCGAGAACCAGCGCTCGACATCGGCCGGGCGCGCGCTCGCGGCCGCCATGGCCGGATTCGCCGTCGTCGAGGCGGCCAAGCAGGCCGCCCCGGGCCGGTGCGTCAAGGAGTGGGTCACCTACGCGGACAACCCGCGCCCCTCGCATGTCGCGATGAACGGGGACATCGCCCCGGCGCACGCCCCGTTCTCCAACGGCATGCAGTGGCCCGGGGACCCCGTCGGCGGCGCCGACGAGGTCGCCGGATGCACCTGCTCCGTGAACCTCTACTACGCCCACTGAAAGGACCCATGATGCTGCGCAAGAGCATCGCCGTCGAGGTCAAGGCCACGAACGACGGGGCCGGGTTCACCGGCTACGCCTCCACCTGGACACGCGAGCCCGACGCCTACGGCGACATCGTCGCCAAGGGCGCCTTCACCCGCACCCTCAAGGAGTGGAAGGAGAAGGGCCTGCCGATCCCCGTCCTGTGGAGGCACAGGCTGGACCAGCCCGAAATGTTCATCGGCGTCGTCATCGAGGCCATCGAGGACGACCACGGGCTCAAGGTCACATGCTCCCTCGACCTCGACAACCCCACCGGCGCGCAGGTCCACCGGCTCCTCAAGGCGGGCGCCGTCGCCCAGATGAGCTTCGCCTACGACGTCGTCGAGGACGCCGTCGTCACGCTCGACGACAAGACCAAGGCACGCGAGCTGCGCGATCTCACCCTCTACGAGGTGAGCGTCGTCCCGATCGGCGCGAACCAGGACACCAGCATCGAGGACGTCAAGCACGCGCCCACCGCGCTGACCGACGACGAGATCAACACCCTGCGGGCCATCGCCGCCGAGCGGATGGCCACCACCAAGACCGCCCCCGAGGAGGGGGAAGGCGACGACAACACCCATGGCTCCGAGGCCGCCCCCGATGGCGGTAAGGCGGCACGGGTGGAGGCCGTCGCGCGACTCAACCAGCAGATCAACGCCCTCACCGGGCAGAAAGGAGCGTGACCGTTGCCCACGCTCACCGAGGCGCGCGAGGCCGCTGCTAAGGCCGCCATCGACGCCCAGAACATCATGAACGCCGCCGGCGGCGACGTCACCGACGAGCAGATCAAGGCCGTCGAGGACGCCGTCAACGAGGTCAAGGCCCTCGATGAGAAGATCGCCAAGGCCAAGGGCCTGACCGCCGCCCTCATCGGCATCGCCAAGACCCCCGAGGAGGACGCCTACGACGCCGGTGACGACTCCGGCTTCAAGAACGCCACCACGCTCGGCGACCGGTACATCAAGTCCGACGCCTACACCGAGTTCCAGAAGACCAACCCCACCGGCCTGGGAGAGGGCACGCCCCTGTCCATGCCGCGCGTGAAGATCGGCGACATGGCCGACTTCATGGCCAACCGCAAGGCCGATGGCGACGTGCTCGGCACCCCGGTCAGCCGCCCGGCGACGCTGCGCATGCCGACCGTGGACATGGTGGACCGCCGCCCCCTGACCCTGCTCGACGTCATCGGGCGCGGGCGCATGGCCGGCGCCTTCGACTACGTGCAGATCACCAGCGTCACGAACAACGCGGCGATCGTCGCCGAGGCCACCAGCCCCAACGACGGCCTCAAGCCGACCTCGGACATGGAGACCTCGCTCGCCACCGCATCCCCCTACACCTTCGCCGACGGCTTCACCGTCACGAACCAGCTCCTCTCCGACGCCCCCGCCTTCGCGTCCTACATGCAGACCTCCCTGGCCTACAACCTGGACACGGTCATCGAGGACAAGATCCTCAACGGCACCGGCGCCCAGGAGCCCAAGGGCATCCTGAAGACCAGCGGCGTGCAGGAGCAGACCTACACCTCCGCCGAGGGCGTCATGGACATCATCAAGGCCGTCCGCCGGGCCAAGACGAAGATCGCGCGCGTCGGCGGCACCGTCCAGGCAATCCTCCTCAACCCCGAGGACCAGGAGGAGATCGACCTCCTCCAGGACACCGAGAAGCGCTTCTACGGCCAGGGGCCCTTCGGCATCGGCCCGAACACCCTGTGGGGCGTCCCGGTCATCACCAGCGAGAAGATCACCAAGGGCCAGGCGCTCATGGGTGACTTCAAGCAGGTCCAGCTCCTCGACCGCGAGGGCCTGTCCGTGACCGCGTTCAACCAGCACAAGGACTACGCGCAGCGCAACCTCGTGTACGTGCGCGCCGAGCTGCGGGCCGGCGTCGTCATCTGGCGCCCGAACCGCCTGGCCCTGGTGAAGGCGGCCGGCTGATGAGCGACATGGTGACGATCCGGGGCATCCGGTACCGCGTCGACGAGCTCGACAAGTTCGGGCTCAGTCCCGCCGACACGGAGGAGCCCGCCGACACGGAGGAGCCCGCCGACACGGAGGAGCCCGCCGACGCCGAGGAGCCCGCCGAGGGCGCGGCTCCCGACGCGAAGGACGCGCCCGCCCGCGACAACAAGGCGCGTCACGCATCCAACAAGTAAGTGGACGAGGGGAGGCGGACCGATGCCCGGCATGCTCCACGCAATGGTGGCCCCCGCCGACGTGGCGATCGCCTCCGGCGGCAAGATCCGCCAGGCAGACGCCCGCCTCCCTGTCCTCATCAGGGCCGCCCAGAACGCCGTCCAGGAGTGGTGCGGCTGGCACATCGCCCCCATCATCCGGGAGACCGTCACCCTGGACGGCACCGGCGGCCACGCGCTCCAACTGCCCTCGGGAAGAGTCGTCGACGTCGAGACCGTCAAGGTCAACGGCATCGAGTGGGCTCCAACCCAGTGGGGATGGAGCCGGGCCGGGATGCTGGAGTCCTACGGGCCCCCATTCCCGCGACGATTCCGGGCCGTGGAGGTCACCATGCGGCACGGATTCGAGGAGGCCCCAGCGGTCTCCTCCGTCATCACGCAGGCCGTCCTGGGCGCCTGCGCATCCCCGATGGGCGCCACCAGGGAGCAGGCCGGGCAGGTCTCCGTGTCCTGGGCCCGCACCGGCCTCAAGCTCGACGGCGACGACATGACCGCGCTCGCCCCCTACCGACTCCAATCCTGGGCCTGAAGAAGGAGGGTGAGGCGTCCATGCTGCCGTCGTTCGCGTCGCAGACCGTCACCATCCTCAACCCCGGCACCCGCGTCGAGTGGGGGCAGCAGGTCGAGGACTGGACCAGCCCGGTCGAGACCGTCGAGACCTGCGTGTGGTACTCGCTGTCCGGCATCGAGACCACCGGCGGCCGCGAGGCCGAGCACGGCGCCGACGTCGAGGTGCACCGGGTGGCCGCCGGCGGCCGCCAGGTCTTCCTGGACCCCGCCTCGACGTGCACCGCCCGCTCCCGGATCCGGTTCCCCGACGGCGGCCGCGACTGGGAGGTCATCGGCGAGCCCAGCGTCTTCGAGTCCCCACTGGGAGGACTGGACCACCTTGAGGTCCTGTGCAAGCGATGGGAGGGCGACCAATGAGCAGCACCGTGCGAGTCAGGATCAACTCCAAGGGCGCCCGCGAACTCCTCACCTCGCCGGGCGTGCAGGCGCTCCTCGACCGCAAGGCCCAGCAGATCGCCGACGCCGCCGGCACCGGCTTCGAGGTCCGCCGCCGCGACAAGCGCATCCGCCGCTACAGCGTGCAGATCCGCACCTCCACCCACGAGAGCATCGTCCGGCAGGCGGACGACAACGTCCTCATCAAGGCCCTCGACGCGGGAAGGGCCTGACAGACATGGACATCATCGACTCTCTCGTCGAGGCCCTGGCCCCGATCCTCCACGTCCCCGTCGTCGGGCAGACCTCCAACCCCCGCCCACCGAAGTGGGTGCTCATCGAGCGATCCGGCGGCATCGGCACCCTGTCCTCCGACGAGCCCATGCTCACCTTCGAGGCCTGGTCCGACATCTCCAAGAAGGACGCCAGCGACCTGGCCCAGCAGGCCCGCGACTGGGTCACCCTCACCATGCCGCCCGTCCTGCCCGGCGGCATCCGCGTCACCAGGCGCCGCGAGATCGGCGGCCCCTCCTACCAGCCGCCCACCGCATCCGGCTCCTACCGCTACCGGTGGACGGCCCTCATCAAGCACCAGCGGATCAGGGAGAACACATGAGGATGCGCATCACCGCGCCCGCCGTCGTCGACGGCGAGCCCAGAAGCATCAAGGACGTCGTGGACGTCACCGAGCCGGGCGAGATCGCCCGGCTCATTCATTACGGGCAGGCCGTCCAGGACGAGCCCGCCACCGAGACCACCGCCGGCCCCGGCGGATGGAAGCAGGAGGCCGACCCCGCAAGCGGCGAGGCCAGCGACACCACCAAGGAGACCGCATGACCTACGCCAAGCTCGACGCGACCCAGATCCTCCAGTTCGGATCCGACGACGACGCCGTCGCACTCGCACCCCTCGGCACCCAGCTGCCCACGGACCTCAGCGCGCTGACCGACCCGTGGAAAGAGGTCGGTTGGATCAACGAGGACGGGATGAAGTTCAGCCCTGACGACTCCGTCGACAAGCGCAAGGCCCACCAGGGCCACCGCGTCTACCGGACCGTCATGACCGACTCCTCGACGGACTTCGAGTTCATCGCCCTCCAGTCGAACTACCAGACCCTGTCCCTCCAGTGGAAGATCAAGAACACCGATACGCAGGGCGGGATCACGACCCACACGATGTCGAACGCACGCGACATCGACGCCTGCGCCATCGCCGTCACGGTCAAGGCCAACGGGCACACCTACGTCTACGCGTGCTCGCGGTTCGAGGTCGGTGAGCGCTCCGAGTTCACGATCAACGCCACCGACGACGCCGCCTACTCCATCAAGGGCACCTTCGCGTCCGACATCATCCTCATCACGGATGACCCGAACATGAAGAAGTCCTGACAGCGATCTCCTGGCCCCCGCAGCGTGTCGGTCCGCTGCGGGGGCCAGGTCACCACACCCAGTCGACCGACGACTGACCGACAGGAGAGAAACCGTGGCCACTACCAAGAAGACCACCGCCAAGAAGACCGCCACCAGGGCGAAAGCCGCCGGCGCGAAGGCCCCCCAGGACCGACTTCCCAAGGCCGAGGCGCAGGGCACGCCGATCAGCATCCGATTCCGGGACGTCGATCTGCTGATCGACCCCGACGACATCGACGACTACGAGGCCGTCACCCTGCTCACCAGGGGCGTCCCCGACCGATTCCTTGAGGCCGTGATCCATGACGATGACAAGCGCGACGCCCTGATCGAGTCATGCCGCAGCGATGACGGACGACTCCGCGTCTCCACCGTCCACGCCATGGCGACCGAGCTCCTCAACGCGGTCGGCGCGGGAAACTGACCGGCCTCCCCGCGCTCCTGGCCGAGCACGGGGAGGTCATCGAGGCCGACCTCCAGCGCTACTACGGCGTCGACCTGGCGGACCTGTGGCGCGGCCGCATGACCTGCCGCCGCTGCCTGACCCTCATCAAGGGACTCCCACCGGGAGCGGGCCTTCACCGCGTCAACGGCGGCGATATGGCCTGGAGCGACGAGACCGCCGCGATCCTGCGCGGCCTGTGGCACCTGGAGACCGTCGTCCTCTCCCTGTTCGCGAAGAAGGGCACGAAGCCGCCTGCCGCGCCCGCCCCACCGGAGGTCGGGTGGAAGGCCAAGCAGGAGCGGGACGACGAGAGGATGCGGCGCAAGGTCGCCCGTCTCAAGGCCCGCACACAACGAGCTCAATAGCGCTGAGGGAGGGGATGGCATGGCCACCGAGACCGTCGAGCTCGCCGCCGCGTACGTGCAGATCATCCCCTCCCTCAAGGGCGTTGAGGGCGCGATCGCGAAGGCGCTCGGCGGCTCCCAGGCCGTCACCACGAGGGCGGGGCAGAGCCTCGGCGCGAGCCTCGTCGCCGGGATGACGAAGGCCATCGGATCCGCTCCCTCCATCGGCAAGGCCATCGCCGCCCAGACCCGCTCCGCCGCCGACTCCATTCGCCTGCTCGGCGCGTACGCGCGGGAAGCATCCTCGACGACGATCAAGGAGCTCGCCCCCATCGGGCGGGCCCTCGCCTCGATCACCAGCCACATCACCGGGCCGCTCCGGACGGCGCTCGGCAGCGTGGGGCGCGTGGCGTCCACCGCGCTCGCCCCACTGTCCGGCATCGTCGGCAAGGCCGCTGGATCTCTCGGCGGCATCGGCACGGCGATCAGCGGGCGCATCGGCTCCAGCCTGTCAGGGCTCGGGTCAGCGATCACGTCGCGCCTCGCCCCGGCAGCAGGTGTCGTCGCGCAGACGGCCGCGAAGTGGGCCTTCGTCGGCGACGCCATCAAGGCCCGTGTCTCGTCCAGCCTGTCCGGGCTCGGGACGGCCATCAGCTCCCGGCTCGCCCCCGTCGGCGGCGCCCTGTCCCGGATCGGCTCCGCATGGGCCCCCGTCGGCCAGTTCATCTCCTCCAAGGTCGGCGGCGCCCTGAACGGCATAGGCGGGCGCATCGGCTCCGCCCTCTCAAGCGGGGCGAGCGCCGCCATCAGCACCGCCGGGCGCATCGGCTCCAGCATCGGCGGCGCCCTCTCCGGGGCGGTGCAGACCGGCGTCAACGCCGCCGGGCTCGCCATCGCCGGGCTCTCCGCGACCATCGCCGGGAACCTCGGCGGCGCCATCCAGCGCGCCGACCTGCTCAACAACTTCCCCAAGGTCATGGGGAACATCGGCTACTCCTCCGAGGAGGCCACCCAGCAGATCAAGCGCATCAGCGGCGCCCTCGACGGCCTGCCCACCAGCACCGACGCACTGGTGCAGACAGCGAAGGGCCTGGCGCCCCTGACCGGGTCCCTGACCAAGGCCACGGACGTGTCCCTGGCCCTGAACAACGCGCTCCTCGCCGGCGGCGCCTCCACCGCCCTGGTGGAGAACGCCATGGAGCAGTACCGGCAGATGCTCGCCAACGGCACCGTCGACATGCAGGCTTGGCGGTCCATGACCATGGCCATGCCCGGCCAGATGGACATGATCAGCAAGTCCATCCTCGGAGCCTCCGGCAACACATCCGCCCTCTACGATGCGATGAAGAACGGCGAGGTCTCCTTCGACCAGTTCAACAACGCCCTCCTGTCCCTCAACGAGCAGGGCCTGGACGGCATGGCGTCCTTCGCCGAGCAGGCCAAGACCGCCACCGGCGGCATCGGCACCGCCTTCACCAACGCTGGCAACCGCGTCAAGAAGGCTCTTGCCTCCATCATCGAGGCCATCGGCGTTGACGCGATCGCCGCGAAGATCAACGAGCTCACCTCCGGGATCACCGGCATGGGGCAGCGCGTCGCCGACGCCATCACCGCGATCAAGGCCAGCGGCGGCGAGGGACTGTCCTCCATGCTCGGGCCCCTGGCCGGGCTCGCCCCGATCATCGGCGCCGTCGTCGGGGCCCTGGGCGGCCTGGCCACGAACCTCCCGGTCATCGGCGGCCTGTTCAGCGGACTGTCCGGCCCGGTCGGGCTCGTCATCGGCCTGTTCGCCTCCATGTGGACGCAGTCGGAGGCACTGCGCTCCGCCGTCGGCACCGCGTTCTCCTCCCTGGGCCTGATCTTCCAGTCCATGCAGCCCACGATCGCCGCCCTCGGCGGGGCCTTCGCATCCATCGCCGGGGCCCTGGGCAACCAGCTCGGCGCCGCCTTGATGGCGGTAACGCCCGGCCTGGTGCAGATCGGTCAGATCGTCTTCCCGATCCTGACCCAGACCATCAACCAGCTCGCCCCGATCCTCTCCGGGCTCGTGGTCACGATCGGGCAGGCGCTGACCACCGCGCTCGCCGCCGTGATGCCGGCGCTGACCAGCCTCGCCCAGTCAGTGTTCCCCGTGCTCTCACAGGTACTGACGGCGATCGCCCCGGTCTTCGCCCAGCTCGTCGGCGTGATCGCAGGCCTGTTCGCGCAGGTGATCCAGCTCCTGGCGCCGATCCTGGCGAACCTGGCGCAGACCCTCATGCCGGCGATCCTCGCCGTCGTGCAGAACCTCATGCCGCCGCTCCAGTCGGTCATCAACGCGATCGTCCCGATCGTGCAGGCGGTCCTGCCGGTGCTCGCATCGGTCCTGGGGACCCTGGTCAGCGTCCTGGGCAACATCATCGCGGCCGTCCTGCCGCCCCTGTCCACGGTGCTCGGCACGATCATCAGCGTCCTGGGGACCCTCATCAGCACCATCGGCGTGGTCCTCGTCCCGACGTTCCGGCTCATGGGGTCCGTCGCCGACGTCGTGATCCGCGCCGTCGGCAGCATCGTCATGTGGCTCTGGAACAACGCGGTCAGCCCCGCGTTCAACTTCATCAACCAGAAGCTGACCTCGTTCAAGGACTTCCTGAACAACACGCTCAAGCCCACGGTGACCACCGTCGCCACGAAGATGGGTGAGGCGTTCACGAAGTTCAAGGACACGCTCAAGACCGCCTTCGACGCCATCAAGGGGATCGCGGCGAAGCCCATCAACTTCGTCATTAACACGGTCTACACCGGCGGAATCAAAAAAGCGTTTGACAAAATCGCTGAGACCATCGGCCTCGACACCCGCCTCCCGACCGTGGCGCCGATCGCCGGATACGCATCCGGAGGCGTCCTCCCGGGCTATTCGCCGGGGCGGGACATCTACCATTTCGTGTCCAACGACGGCGGCGGGCGCCTCGCCCTGTCCGGGGGAGAGGCCATCATGCGCCCCGAGTGGGTGCGCGCCGTCGGCGGCCCGGCCGCCGTGCACGCCATGAACCGGGCCGCCGCCTCCGGCTCCCCGGTCCCCGGCGGCGACCGGGGCTACCGGCCGTTCACCCAGCACTTCTGGGACGGCGGCATCTTCAAGAAGGCGTGGGATAAGACCCGCCACGGCGTCGCCTCGACCATCGATGGCGCCATCAACTGGATGAGCGACGCGGCCGAGGCCGCCAAGTCCATCATCCAGGACCCCCTCGGCGCCCTTGAGGAGCTGATGTTCAAGCCGGTCAAGGCGCTCATCGGGCAGATCCCCGGCTCCGGGTTCCTCACCAAGCTCGGCGGGCATATCCCCTCCATGCTCTGGGAGGGGATCAAGAGCTTCATCAAGTCGTTCACGGACAAGGTCTCACCGGCCGCGTCCAGCGACCTGGTGGGGCAGGCCCTCCAAGCACTCGGCACGCCCTACGTGTGGGGCGGTGTGAGCGTGCCCGGGGGAGTGGACTGCTCGGGCCTGATCGTCTGGGCGCTGCGCGCCTTAGGCTACAACGTGCCCCGGCACACGGCGGCCTCCTTCCAGGCCAACTCCGAGCCGGTCTCGTCCCCGGCGGCCGGCGACCTGGTCTTCTGGGGACGCCCCGCCTATCACGTCGCCATCAGCGAGGGCAACGGCAACATCGTTGAGGCCCCCACATTCGGGATCCCCGTCCGCGAGTACCCCGAATACGGCGCGATCAGCGGATACGGGCGCTTCCGGTACGACTCCGGCGGGTTCCTCCAGCCCGGGTTCACGCTGGTCGAGAACGCCACGGGCAAGCCCGAGCCAGTGTTCACGTCCAGCCAGTGGGACCTGCTGGAGAACCGCCCTGGGGCGTTCCCCGAGACAGTGATCCTCAAGGTCGGCGACCGCGAGTTCACCGCCTACGTCGACGAGCGGGCCACGGACGTGGCCGTGCAGGCCATCAACGCGATCTGACAGAAGGGGGCCCCGTCATGGCGCTCAAAGGATGGGTCGGCACCGTCTCACGGCTGCCGTCCCTGTTCCTGAGCACGACGGCGCTCACGACCCTCGTGCTCGCCGACGAGCGGGTGCTCGCCGTCGTCGGCCCGGGGGAGCACCTGATCGCCGACGCCCTGGCCGAGCCAGGCGTACCCACCACCTACCGGGCGGGCCTGGAGTCAGTGACCCTGGTCCGCCCCGAGGGCGACTGGTGGGGAGTCCACGTCTGCGACGCCTCCGGGCGCTCCGTGCCCTGGCTCGCCTACGAGAGCAACGACGACCCGGTCTCCTGGGCGTCCACGGTCAAACAGTTCAACGCGCGCGTGGCGCGCTGGGCGATCGAGGACGACCCTGTGACGGGGGAGGGGCAGATCGCCCTGGACGACCCCGCCCGCGAGGCGGACGTCTGGGCGACCCTGCGCTCCCACTCGCCGATCCTCCTCGTGCCCGCCGCCCAGACACCGGGCGTGCCACCCAGGTGCGTCACCGTCAACACCGTCAAGCGCACGCGAGTCACCGACAGCCTCATCGTCTTCAAGGTCGCCTGGACGCAGGCGCTGCCCGAGACCACCGGGCACGGCCTGGGCACCGCCATGGGCGCGTGCCCCGTGACCACGTGGGGCGAGTGGCAGGCCTACGCCGACGCCCACCGAGAGGGCGGCTGGCAGCACTACAGCGCCTTCAGGATCGCCCAGCTCGTGCAGGGGATGCCGGTATGAGGCCCGGACCGCCCCTGGATGTCCTGTCCGGCGCCGTCGCCGTCGGCGTGGAGGTCTCCTCGATCCGTGGCCGCCGCGTCCTGGCCACCAGTATCCCCGTCCGAGCGGTCAAGCTGGAGGTCACCACGTCGAGGACGGTGCCCGGGCAGGTCACCTTCGAGGCCCCCAGGGACTGGGCCCCCACCCACGACGACTCCCCGCTGGGCAACTTCGGGCAGCGCGTCCAGGTGGTCGCCCTGATCGACCACCACGGGAGCGTCGGGCGCGTCGAGCTCGGCTGGTTCCAGATCAATGACTGGAAGGAGGGCGCCGAGGCCGTCTCGGTGACCGCCCTGGATCTCATGCAGACCCTGGAGGAGGACCCCTTCGCGTGGGGCTCCTCCCCGGCGGCGGGCGCGACCCTGAGATCCGAGGCGCAGCGCCTCGCCGGATCCCTGCCCGTCATCCTCGACGACGGCGTGCCCGACAGCCCCATCTCATCGCTGACGCAGTGGGGCACGTCCCGCACCGAGGCGATCCGCGACCTGTGCGCCGCGCAGGGCGTCGCCTACCGCGTCGGCGCCGACGCCGCCCTACACATCCACCCCATCCGCGACGCCCGGGAACCGCAGGCGACCTACACGGCCCGCGACCTGCTCGTCGGCGCGCCCCGCTCCAGCGTGAAGCGCCGCCCGAACCGGGTCTACGTCACCGGATCCCGCACGGAGGGATCCGGTGAGGAGGAGTCCGTGACCAGGTGGACCGGCGAATCCACCGCCACCATGGACCCCTACCACCCCAGCGAGTACGGGTGGGTCACGGACCACCGGGAGTTCAACGCCGCGACCGGCGGCGAGCAGGTCCAGAAGGCCGCCGACACCTACATGAGGGACGCCCTGGCGAAAGCGTCCTCCCGGTCCCTGGAGATCATCCCGGACCCCAGGATCGAGACGGGGGATGTCATCGCCGCCGTCATCGAGCACGACGACGGCGCCACCGAGCACCTGGTCGGCCGGGTGACCGCCTACAGCCTGCCCGTCGGAGACCCCGACGGCACGATGAGAGTCGACATGGAGGAGCTGGCATGGTGAGGAGCCTGTGGCTGGACGCCATCCCCCGCTCATCGGGGAAGGCGACGGCGTCACTGAACGCGGCCGCGTCCGCCGGCAACCGGTCCGGGTCGATCGTCACCGCCCGCGTGATCGCCATCGACCCCACGGCGGGAATGGTGCGCGTGCGCATCCCGCACACCGCCGCCGAGGGCGAGGGCCTGGAACAGGTCGGGCCCGCCGCCGGCACCTACGAGCTCGACGCCGTTGTCATCGTCCTCATGGACGGCTCCGGACGCATCCTCCAGATCATGGAGCCCCCCACGGTGAAGGGCGACGGCACCGGCGTGGGCGCCACCGCCGGGAAGATGCTCCTCGCCCAGGGCCAGCTCAAGGACGCCGAGAAGAAGCTCGCGGACTCCGCCGAGCGCGTCAAGGCCGAGCTGGAGAAGTTCTCCAAGGCGCCGATCGGAACCTCCCGGCTCACGAACGACGGGACGCCGATCCCCGGGCCGATGATCGCGGACGGGGCGATCGGCGTGGAGAAGCTCGTCGTCACGAAGGAGATGGTCGCCACCATCGGCCAGTACCTTGAGGTGACCACGCAGATGCTCACCGCCGGGAACGCCACCATCGCCGGGGAAGCCGTGGTCGGCGACCTCATCGGCAACACCCTCATGGGTGGGATGATCGCGATGCCAGAGCTCGCGGACGGCGAGATCGCCTGGAAGCGCGTCGGGCTCAACACCACAGCGGCGGCCCACTTCAGGGCGTTCAAGAGGACGCCGACGACCGCCGACCCGACGCCGTACGCCGACGTAACGACGGAGTACATCACCGACGGCTCCTACACGAAGCCACGATTCACGTTCAACAAGGCGCTCGTCAAGACGGCTGCGGATAAGACTTACCCGCAGATCGACTACACCGAGTCGATCAGGGACTGGGGGATCACGCCGGGAACCGAGCAGCTGCTGCGAGTGACAGCCACCATCGAGAACACTAAGTGGACTCATGTGGAAGAGGGTGCGCAGGCGTGGATTTGGGACGCTGACGCGCAGCGGAGCATTAAGGCTCAGGCATTCGCGACTGAAGTCGATTCCACGACGACTCGACTCGTGCACGTATTCACGATCCCCAAAGAGTCCACCTTCCCCTACGAAAATGTTCTCTGGAAGCACCAGATGTATCTGGACTGGTCTGTCATCCCGAAGGGAGCACGGATCACCATCGACTCCATCGAGACGGCGCCGATCACCGCCAATGGAGGCGGCCTGTACATCGAGCGAAACGCCAATGGGCTCCCAACCGTCCGGTTCCAGTCCAAGAGCGTTCAGACTGTCATGACGCCGAAGGAGATCGGCGTCGCCGCGAACGGGGCCCCCATGCGGCACCAGTCATGGGTGACGTTCGTGGACAGGCCGTACGGGCTCCTCCACTACCAGCAGGTCGTCCAGCTCTCCTCAGGGATATGGCACACGATGCCCGTCTCCAACGCCACCGGCGACCTCGGCGGCGGGGTCATCAAATCCGGCGGCGGACTGTCCGTCCCCGTCGGCGGGCTCTACAACGTCACCGGGATGATCGGATTCGGGGCGTCCACATCCACCCCCAGGGGGGTCGCCTACAAGATCGGCGGCGAATGGGGCTCCGCCTCGACCGTCATCTCGGCGGCCCACAACAGGGCCTCATGGATCACCTTCTCCGACGTCGTGCGCCTCAAAGCCCACGACGTCGTCACACTGTGGGGCCTCCAGGAGACCGGGGCGAACCTCGGCACCAACGCGTGCTCACTGGCGATCAGCCTCATCTCGGCACTCTAGAAAGGACACGTGATGGCGACAACGCACTGGAAGGGCGCCCCCATCCCGGAAGCCGGCGACGACCTGCTCACCGCGTGGCCGAACGCGCTCGACGCCCTCGGGACGATCATGGCCGCATCCTCCGTCCCCGCAGCCCGACTCGCCCTCGCCCGGGCCGAGACCGAGGGGCACCCGGCGACAAGCGCCCACCCCGCCTACATCGACATCGACGGCGTCATGTACCGGTCGATCGGCGCCAGGGGAGGGGACGAGACCATCGACCTGGTGCCGATCAACCAGATCGAATCGGCCCGCGACTACTACGGGCACTCATGGAAGAACACCCTCAACTCCGGCGTCTACTCCGGGATGATCATCTCATCCCTGCAAATGCGCCCCTACAACCGGAAGATCATCGCCTTCGGCGCCGCCTGGATGAGCAACATCAGCGGGCACATGGACCTTGAGATCAACGCCCAGGGAATCGTCGGGAAGGCCCGATTCAGCGTCGGGACCGACTCCACCCAGAACATCATCGTCGTCGCCAACGTGCCCGCAGGAACCGCCCCCAAAATCCAGATGGGGGTGAGAGGCGGGCAGCCATCCGGCACCGGCGAACTCGCCCCGCACGCCGAGTGGACCTACCTGGACGTCGTCGCGTTCCCGATCTCCATGGGCTGACCCCACGACACCCACCACCCATCCGGGCCCTGGCAGTCGTCTCTGCCAGGGCCCGACCCATGAGAAAGGACAGAGGCATGGACATCAACGCGTATGTGGGAGCCGTGTGGACCGTCTGCGATAAGTGGTCCACGGGCTACGGGCAGGGCGATGGGACCGGGGGGAGGTGGGATATCCGCGACGGCGGTGCCGGTGACTGCTCCAGCGTCACGATCTGGGGCGCCCAGATGGGCGGCTACCCCACGGCCGGCGCGTCGAGCACCCACGACATGATCGACGAGCTGACCAGTGTCGGCTGGTCTCTGGTGCCCGCCGGCTACCCCTCGAAGGGCGACATCCTGTGGAAGCCGGGGCACGTGTCCGTGGCCATCGCCGACGGCACCCTGGCCGAGGCCTGGATCAACGAGCTCGGCGAGATCGTCGGCGGTGAGCCGGGCGACCAGACCAACCAGGAGACCCGCGTCGTCAATTTCTGGGAGCACCCGTTCACCGGGCAGTGGGAGTGGATCATCCGGCCCCCGGCCGCCTACCCGGCTGGTGGCTGGTCGATGGAGCTGCCCCTGACCGACGGCGCGGTGCGGCCCCCGGCCCAGCCACGCCGCCCCGGCGGGTCCGTCGCCGAGGCCGCCGCCTGGCAGGCCTCCCAGACCGCCCCCGCCCCGAGCGCGCCGCAAGGAGCGGATACCCGCACCACTCTGCTCGGAATCGACATCGCCAACTATCAGGCCGGCATCGACCTGGCCGCCGTCAACCCCGACTTCGTGATCGTCCAGGTCACCCGGGGCACCACCGGCCTCAACACGCACTGGCACGACCAAGCCATGCAGGCCTGGAACCAGGGACGCCCCCTCGGCCTCTACCACTACATCCAGGGCGAGGTCAGCGCTGAGGCCGAGGCCGACCTCTTCGCCGCCACGATCAGCTCGTGGCTCGGCTACGCGATGATCTGCGTCGACTGGGAGGAGCCGGACAACGCGGCATGGGGCGACGAGGGCTACCTGCGGCGCTTCCTCACCCGCCTGAGCGAGCGCGTCGACAGCAGGTGGCTCATGCTCTACGCCCCCGCCGATTCCTACCCGTGGAGAGTCGCCACACAGTTCGACACGGGCCGCTGGGTCGCCCAGTACGCCGACAGTAAGCCCACCGGGTGGGACGCCGACCCGTGGCACGGCCAGTGGCCGATGAGCGCTCACATCCACCAGTACACCGGCACCGGCCGCGTCAATGGCTATCCGCGTGACCTGGACCTCGACGTCTTCCACGGCTCCGCCGCCGACTGGCGCCGCTACTACACGACCGATCACACCGACCCCGGCGCTGGAGCCTCCGGCGCCGCCAACACACAGGAGGACGAATTGTCCGCAGCAACCGACACCGTCAACACGATCAGCTCTCTCCTGCACGACCACCTGGCCCCCGCCATCGGCCAGATGGCCCTCGAGAGCTTCGCGACCAACGCCCGCACCGAGAAGATGGCCGCCGACATCGCCGCCATGCGCGCATCCATCGAGAAGCTCACCGACACCCTGACCAAGAAGGAGGGCTGACCCATGGCAGACGCCGCTACCACCCTCGCCACCCCCTTCGCCGTCATCGCCCTGGTGACCTTCGCGAAGGACCTGGGCCTGCCCACGAAGTTCGCCGGCGCCCTCGCCGTCGTCTTCGGCATCGGCCTGTCCCTGGCCGACCACTACCTCGCGGGCACCGACGTCTACGGCGCGATCGTCACCGGGGCGTTCCTCGCCGCCGGCGGCGCCGGCGTCTACGACACCTCCCGCGCCGTCGGCAAGGCTATCGGCGGCGGCGCCACTGGCGAGCACGAGGCCCCCGCCACCTGATGACAGGGATCCTCCTGACGGAGGCGGCCACTCCGGGATCCCCACTGCGGGACCCGGAGTGGCTGCAAGCCGTCTCAGTGCTCATCACCGCCCTCGTCGGTGCCGTCAGCGGACTCATCGCCGCATGGGTCCCCCAGCGCCGCGCGAACAAGCGCATCGAGGAGAAAGTCGAGCGGGCGGGTCGGTCGGCGGACATCGCCGGGCGCGCCGCCGAGGACGCCCACTACGCGATCACCAATGATCACAGCTCCCCTCTGCGGGAGGACCTGGACAGGCAGTTCTCCGAGCTCCTGGAGGACCAGCGCCAGACGCGCCTGGCTGTCACGCAGGTCGCCGAGGCGCAGCGCTCCGCCGAGATCACCATCGGTGAGGCCCTCTACGGCCTCCGGGCCGGGATCGACAAGCTCGCGTCCCGCTCCAAGGCCGAGGAGGCCTCCATCCGGCAGGAGGGCGCTCGCATCGCCGCCGAGGTCGAGAACCGCCTCGACGCCCTCGAATCGGCCCGATGCGACTCCTGCCCACCGGGCGCCACCATCAAGGGCGGGCGCCACGCCGCACCACCAATCCTCTGACCAGAAAGGGGCCCCGCATGGCGCTCGGCCGCATCCAGGGGAAGTTCATCCTCCCCGACAACACGGGGGTAGCGACCTCCGTCCGAATCACCCCGACCCGGCTCCTGGAATCCACCCCGCTGGGCGTCGTCGTCTCAACGGCGACCTGCATGCTGACCGACGGCGCCCTCGACGTCGAGGTCGTGCCGGGCACCTACCGGCTGGAGCTGCGCATCCCCGGCTCGGAGGAGCTGGCGATGACCGTGACCGTCCCCGACGGGGGCACCGTCAACATCGCGAGCGCCCTGAACCAGCCGCCCCCGTCCCCGCAGCCCCCATCGCCGGGCGGCGGCGGGGCATCCCCCGGCGCAAACATCCGTGACAACGGCGACGGCACCCTCACCCTCGGCTGACCAGGAGAACCCCCATGGCATTCACCCTCTACTCCAAGGCCGGGGCGGACGCCGCCATCAAGGCGGCCATCGCCCCACTCGGCGCCCGCGTCAAGAAGATCGAGGACCACCCCGGCGGCGGCGACGTCGACCTGAGCGGCTACGCCCGCACAAGCGACCTCGACACCAAGGCGAGCATGAAGGACGTCGAGGCGCTGGCCGAGCGCATCGGCGCCGTCGAGAAGCGCCCCACTGCGCCGGCCAAGGGCGGCCGCGCGTGGTTCTCCGTGTCCTACCCCCGCCCGGACGACGACCTCTCGGCATGGCGCGCGTGGCTGGCCCCCGCGCCCCTGGGCACCGCTGTCATGGACCACTCCGACCATGACTGGTCCGTCGAGGTCCCCGCCTACGCCAAGGCCGCCAAGGCCGCCAAAGCAGCAGGCGCCCGCGTCCTGTGGTACGTGCCCACGCACAAGGGCATGGCCGGTGACCCAGCCAAGTGGGGCGAGGGACGCCCGGACGCCGCCAAATGGAGCCACGACGAGATCATCCGCCAACTCGGCTACGCCAGGACCTTCTACGGCGCCGACGTCTTCGACGGCGTCTTCCTCGACGAGGTCTCCTCCGGACTCGACTCCCACGCCGAGCGCGTCCCCTGGTACACCGAGCTCATCACCAAGATCCGTGAGCGCTTCGGGGCTGGCTTCTACGTCTTCGGCAATCCCGGTGTGGCGGTCTCCGACGCCATGCTGGACGCCGGGTTCGACGGCCTGTGCACCTTCGAGGACACGGCCGTGGAGTACCTGAAGGCGAGCGGGGAGCGCAAGGCGTGGCTGCGGGTCACTCCTGCGATGGTGTCCACCGGTGTGGACATCGTCCACATGGTCCGTGACGTCACCGCCGGCAACGTCCGGGCTGTCTATGAGCGGGCCGAGGCCGAGGGGCCCGATGGGCTGTTCCTCACGGACCGTGGGCTCACTCCCGGGGCGGATCCGCTCGGCGTGCCCGCCTCGTCCCCCTACGCGGCGCCCCCGGCCGCGTTCGTCACGGCTCCGCTGAGCGCGTGGGCCGCCAGGATGCTGCCCACCTACTGGGCCGCCCAGGCGGGGGGCGAGACGGCGCCGACAGTGCTCGTGGGATCCCTTGAGGGCGGCAAGGTCTACGATTCCAAGACGATCCGCCTCGACGGTGGTACCGCGTCCGTCATCGCCACCCCGACGGACACGTGGCGCGGTGACGTGTCCACTCGGGTGTTCGAGGTGCCCGGCGGCAGGGACCTCGTCCTGGGGCTGCACGTGGTGCATACCGGGGCGGTTCCCGCAAGCCTTCAGGTGAAGGTGTCCTATGGGACCGCGAGTGAGCAGCCTCGCGCCGTGTGGACCAAGGGCGGCTCGTTCACTGTGGACCCGACGGGGGAGGCGGGTAAGGACCTGTCCCTGGTGATCCCGGCGTCGGACACGCAGGGCAACACGCATGCCCGCGTGGATCTGCGGTTCAACGGGACCCGGTGGGAGCCGGGCAAGGGGTCCGTCAGTGGCGTCACCGTCACTGTGCCCGGGGACAAGGCTCCTGAGGCTGATCTGAGCGCGTTCGCGAAGAAGGACGAGGTCGCCGCTGAGGCGCAGAAGGCCGCGCAGCAGGAGGTGCGGTCGGCGGTTCAGGGACTGGCCACGAAGCAGGAGCTGAGCGGGCTCATGTCGCGTGAGGCCGTCGAGGCCTACGTGCGCGAGGCGATCGCGCAGGCCCTGAAGGTGGCGCCGGGGGCTCCCGAGGGCGATCTCCTCGTCCCCAAGCCCGACCCCGGCTGGAACAACCAGGCGCCGTACCTGGCGAAGTTCCGGGCTGGTGAGGGCAAGACCTCGACGATGCCGATCACGATCCTGGGCGACTCCTGGTCCGGCGGCAACGTCACCGAGCGCGGCGGCGCCAACACGACTGCGCAGCGGTGGGACGCCATCGCGAAGCGGGACCTGAACAATTTCGCGTTCCAGAACCAGGCGATCAGTGGCCAGCTGACGAGTGATTTCCTGATCTACTCGGGTGTTCACCCGTTCATCGTGTCCTCGATCGACGGGGACCAGATCCCGGCCGGCAAGAACGTCGAGAAGCGGGTCACCCTGTCGAGCCCGCCGCTCGACGTCATGAACGGCAAGCTGCTCCGCAACAACGTGAAGGACGCCAACACGTACATCACGTACTGGCAGGTCACCCTGGACGGTGTGCCCGGGTACATGCGGCTTCGCTGGGACCAGGCGCAGGGCAAGAACTACTTCGTGTTCGCCAGGAACACCGATGGGCAGGCTCACCCCCTGCCGCCCGGGACGTACCGGTGCTCGACGCAGATCGAGTCCACGGTGACCAAGGGCGCCCAGTTCATCATCGAGCTGGGCATCAACGACCTCTTCCAGCACTACGGCGACGCCCAGTTCGTCGAGAAGTACATGCAGAATCTGCGGGACATCATCTCTCGGCTGGGGACCGAGTACGCGGGCGCCCAGCCGAGCCACCTGATGGTCCTGACCATCCCGCCGATGAGCGGCGAGAACCGGGACGCGCCGCGCCGCAAGACGATGGACAAGGCCAACGCCGCGCTCGTCAACGAGTTCGGGCCGATGGTCCTGGACATCTCCAGCTACCTCACGAGCGAGCAGGCCCTTGTCGACGCCGGACTGCCTGTCACCAGCGGGGATCGGGAGGACCTGGCGCAGCGGTCCCTGCCGAGGTCCCTGATGGGCGACGTCTGGCAGAAGCCGGGGACGTTCGACGCCACGCACATGAACGCGGCCGGCCACAAGGTCCTGGGCGAGTTCATCGCCCGGGAGATCAAACGCCGGGGGTGGGTTCAAGGCTGACCCGCCTTCGCCCGCGCCGGCCGTCTCCACGACCATGGTGGGGGCTGCCGGCGACGGCAGGACCGATGACACAGCAGCGCTCCAGGCCGCCTTCGGGCGCCTGGAGCGCTCTGGTGGGGGCACCCTCCACCTCGACCCAGAGCGCGTCTACCGCATCGATGGGTGGGTCCAGGGCATCGGCTCCGGGATCACCATCGAGGGCCACGGCGCCACCATCACGCGGGGACCGACGGGCAGCGGCATCCTCTTCGCCTCCAAGGCCGAGAACAATGCTCACATCCCCGACGGCGGGGAACGCTTCACCGTCCGGGACCTGAGGATCGTGGGGGACTACGCCAGCGGGAAGGGACTGTGCGTCGCCTCCCTGCACCACGCCCGGGACATCGCCTTCGAGCGGTGCATCTTCGAGCAGGTCGCCGGCGGCGGCGGGCACGTCGTCGACGCCGTCGCCGTCGACGGACTGCGGTTCACCGACTGCGAGTGGCGCGGCCGCCTCGTCGTCGGCGACGGCGCCCTCCAGGAGAACATCCAGGTCGGCGCCTCGCTCCAGGGGACGCTCTCCCACAACCAGGCCACGGGCTACGACGGCGTCGCGTGCTCACGCGTCATCGTCGAGGACTGCCGCTTCCTGCCGCTCACGGTCGGAGGACGCACCTACCCAGCGCCGAACATCATCGGCAACCACGACAAGCTGGAGCACGGCGAGCACTGGGACGTGACCATCCGGGGCTGCCGCGTCGTCGACCCCCACGAGAACAAGGGGCTCTACGACACGGCTGTGATCAAGCTGCGAGGCATCAAGGGCCTGACCGTCCAGGACTGCGAGTTCGTCTCCACCACGGGGGCGGACACGATCCTCATCCACGCCTCCGGGCGCGGGACGGGCATCCCCGCCGGCGGGGACCTGAACGCGGCGCAGGACTGGGGCCACGAGGTCCCCATCGACCCACTGCGATGCCAGGACGTGACGATCAGCGACAACCGCATCACCGGGTTCAGCCTGCCCGGGGGGCGCGCCTACATGGAGATCGCGGGCGCGGCCGCCGCCCCGGCCGAGCGCGTCACCGTATCGGGGACGCGCCTCACGCGCGGGCCCGGTGACGCGGGGGACCTCGTCAAGACGGCGAGTGCCCACGTCACTGTCTCCGGGACCGAGGAGACCAGGGCCTGACCACCTTTCATCAGGGAAAATTATCCCGTCCGGCCCAGCCGGGGACAGAATCACCTACGTTTGTAACACTGAACCGCCCCCTCACCACGCGCAGTGGTGAGGGGGCGGTTCAGTGCGTT